CCGGTCGCGACTCATAAGCCGTCGCGCTGGCATTGATTGCCGCTGACCGGTAGCGGCCGCTACTGCTTCGCTAGCACGGTTATATTCGATAAGCCTCTTTGATTTCATCGAATAGCGCCGAGGCGCGTTGCGTTAACTCATCGAGTTTGTCTCTGTGCTCCCTTTCGAATAGCGAGCATTTTGCGCGATCGACATCGAGCGCAACCGCGACCCGGCTCTGCATATCGGCTATACGCACTCCGGTCGGTCGTCTTATTTTTCTTACTTTTTCTTCTGATTTCGCCATTATCTATCCTTTCGTTGGTATTTATTCTTTTTCTGCGTAACCCAATCTCGAAATCCGTTCGCGCTCCTCGTCCGTTAGTTTGCAATTAACCATTGCAAGTTGCAATTCCGCTTTGTAACGCGTTTCGCAGACGGCGTATAATTCTTTTAAAAACACGCGAAAAAAGGCCACTTGATCTTCATCATTGCTATTCGCTAACATAGCGGCGACCGTTACGTAATCTACAATTAATCCGTTTCGCACCTTATTCTCCTGGTCTGTATTCGTGTTATTCTCCTGAGAATAATCCTGGTTCGCTTTCTTCAATCGCGCGGTCTTTGGCCGAGACGACTTGCGTTTCAGACACGACCTCGCCCGTGTTAGGATCGGTTTTGATTTCGGTTTCGGTTTGCTCTCGGAGCTTGCTTTTAAGCGCCGCGACACCTTTGTCGATCGGCGAGGAGACAACGTCAGCCTCGATATCAAAATCTGCATAATCGTCGCTATTGGCATGCTCCTCGATGTCCATCGCGCGCGATAGCTCGATACTTATCGGCCAGTATTTTGACCCGCGACGTACTACGGTCTTACGGCACATCTCCTCATAATCGGTAACCCACGGGCCGGACTCGGCGGCCTTCGACCGCGAGCGTATCTTATTTATCTCGGCTATCGTCATAAACTCGACATGACGACCGTCACCCTTGAATACGGCCACGGAATACGCGCCTATAGGCTTACCGGGATCCTCGATTATGCACGGGGTATGCTGTATCTCGGGAGATGTACCAAATCGAATAGAAAAAACATCGTGCTCGTGTACCACGTGAGATTCAACGGATACAATTTCACCCGATCTGCGCGCTAGACTGATATATCCACGGTAGCCAATGATGAGTTGCGCCTCCATAACTAACTTGCCGGTTTCTCTGTCCTTACGCTTAAAAGGTACTAGGTAGGCATGGCCGAGCGCTCCTCCTCCGACCTCGAGCCCCAGCTCGGCGGCGGACATAACGCAACGCATGAAGCTAGGCACAGTACATACCAATAGGCCAGGGTTGCGCCCCATGGCTAGTAGCGCAATCTTAACCATGCGTTCCGGCGTAAGGTGCTTTGCGATCGTCGCTGGGAGTACAGCGCGTATGCTTGGTAGGGCTTTTTCAAGCGACGCCTTGTACGGAGCGATTGCGATTGAGGTTACTTTTTCCATTTTCTATTTACTCTCTTTCTTCCAGAAAACCTTGAAGGGCCTAGCGCCAGGTTTTAAAATAGTGTGTTTTGCAATCAGAGCTTGCGATGCATTTAACTCGCGAGCTATAAGCTGCCACTCGATGACACTCGACGGCATGTTGTTCTTGTAATCGATACGGCCGAACGATCCTTTTATACCGGATTTATCGCCGATGGTTTGAATTAATACGGCTTTTATTTTATCCAGATCTTGCTCAGAATGTTTGAGCGTCTCGATTTGCCTGTGATAATCATCTATCGTGTTTGACAGAATCTCGTCCGCTTCAACGTAATCCTTAATGCGGGCCGTTGGATGGAGTTGCTTGATCGTATTCACATCAGCCGGACCAGCCGGCGGCGGAATTTTGGTCTCGACGTAATCGCGCCAAAACTTTTCGCTTGCCTCACGAAATATTTGAAATAATTCCTCGTCGTACATTACCGGGTATATGCGCAGAGCCGTGCCGATATCCGCCGGAATATCGGTCCGAGCTGTCTCTGTCACTGCCGCTACGAAAATCGCCTGTGGTATGTAGTGCTGTGGGATATCGTCGCTACCGTCTTTGCCCCACTGCCGCTGAGTCCAGGGTGTGGGCGCCTTGGCCTCCACGGCGCGGTATTCCGATAGGCCGAATACCGCGACCGCGTCGGGCGTCGCCGCGATCAATGGGTATTTGCGATGGATAATTGTTCCCGGCTTACGCAATTTAGCGCCTGTTCTTGCGACGTACCAATCGAGAATACCGCTCTCAAGATACGTTCCGCGTTCCATCGCTTCATTCGGTTCGGTCGCTGGCAGCAAACCGAGCTTCTCGCCCCATACCGTAAGTGGCCCGCCAAACGGCGATATATTGAGTATACGCGCGATATCGGTCCCGGTTATATGGTGTTTCCGACGTTCGATCTGTTCAGATGTTAGCATATTTTCTTCTCCTTATCTTATCTAATCTCGTATTCCTTCTTTAAGAATTTTAGCTCGTGTATTATATCACGCTGTAATTCGGTGCTACACGGTAGAGGATTCGTGCCTTCGATCGTATCGAGTTTATCACGGCCCTCTAAGTGACCGACAAGTTGGCTTAGTAAACCAATGATCCGGAGTATATCTTTTCTATCCATTTTGTTCACTCCATATCGCGGTCGCGACTCATAAGCCGTCGCGCTGGCATTGGTTGCTGGCAAGGAGGGTATCGTCTCATCGGATAACACTTCGGTCATTTATTTTTTCTCCTCGATTAGTTCGAGTAAATAATTCAATTGCGTTTGGCACTCGTCGATAATTGCGGCGACAGCGACCGCGACGTCGTCAGCGGCGCTGGCGGAGACAGCGGCGTGGGCGGCGAAAGCAGCGCAGTTATCGCAGTTATCGCAGTCATCGCAGTCATCGCAGTCATCGCAGTCGAGGTGGGCGGCGCGGGCGGCGATAGCGGCGCGGACGTCGCGGGCGTCGCAGGCGCCGCTGGCGGAATCGCGGGCATCGCGCTCGGCGCGGGCGGCGTCGAGGTCGAGGGCATCGTCGCGGACGGCGATAGCGGCGCGGGCGGCGATAGCGGCGTGGGCGGCGATAGCGGCGCGGGTGGCGGCGGCGATGGCGTCGCGGGCGGCGATAGCGGCGCGGGCGGCGGCGCGGGCGAGGGCGTCATCGGCGTGATAACACGCACGCAGCGTGCTCCACCGGGCGTATTCGGTCGCTGCATCTGCTCCGCGTAGATGGATCAGGACCCTGGTCAGCGTCCACAGCCGGTCCTGGATCGGTACATCGCCGGCCGCGATTTCTCGCAGTGTCTTGCCGGCGCCGTATAGCTCCATGAGTCTAGTGCGAGTATAAGGTTCGCACGGCTCCCACGAGCCGACTAGCTCAGCGGTTATGAGATTAGCCATGATCGTCCTCCTCGAAGCGAACGATATGGAATAGATGCTGTATGGTCGTTATCGCGTGCGTCCGCAGGCGAAAGTCCGGTATGCCTCCGTGCACATCCGGTATGGGTGTGAGCATTTGTTGTAATTCCCCGAGCGTGGTCTCGGGATCGTCGAGCGCGGCGGTCAGGTTTTTCGCTCGTTCGGTCGCCGCGCACTCGTCAATCCCGTAGTGCGTTAGCTCATTTTTTATCCGTTCGATCACCTCTTTTTGCGTAGAGATCTTCATTCTTTCTCCTTTGTTTTTCTTTTTCTTTTTTCTCGCTGTCCAACACTACCGGCACTACCGGACTTTACTGGTCGCTTTTTTCGATTCAGCGGGGCCGCGTTAGCCCGTCCGCGTCCACGGCTCTCACGTGGCGCCTGCTGCAATCCAGGTCGCGGTTCCGTCCATGCGTCTATCATGCACTATCCCAATCGACAATGCAAATTAAATCGTGAAATAAATTGCATCACGAAAATATAGTGGTAGAGTAAGAACATGACATACAAAGAGTACTGCGATAAAGCCAGGTCAGAAGGCAAAGCACGCGGCATCTCGGCCGCCGTCGTGCGTGAAAGCGGATTGTCCGCGCGCACGGTGGGAAAATCGGCGGCCGGGCACTGGGTGGCATATCCTACCGCGTGGGACATCCTGCGTGCATTGCGGCGTCTCGATCCGCGATTTGTTTTTTCCATGGCCGATGCAGATCGGATGAGCGCGGGCGAGGTAATCCGGCGTAAGTCTCGACGGGTCCGGGCGTTCGGGCGCACGGAATCCAGCGATGAATAGCCCGCCGCGTATCTATATCGCCCATGCCTACGCGGGCGATCCTTTCGGCAACCGTGCTCGCATACGCAAGATATGCCATCTACTTTTGCGGCAGGGCTTATTACCGATTGCGCCGCAATTGTGGCTTTATCAGATTTTTAATGAGGATACACAACGTGAAGAAATTATGCGGATGTGCCTCGGCTACCTTGAGACGAGCGATATGGTCTATCAATATACGTCGACCGTAGGAGGAGTAAAGGACGAGGTAGAGCGTGCCCAGGAGCTGAGAATACCAGTAATGTACATGGGTCTGTATGTATGAAGAACGACTACCCTATACGTGATATCAATTGGTTACGCGAAGGTAAATACGTGACCTATCTACAGGTCGCGACATCGATAGGTACAACTGCGAGTTATCTGGCATACGGCGACTCCTACGTGCACGATCTTATTCGTGAAATGAAACGAGCGCGTGCTATCAACCTCGAATATCAGATAGCTAATAGCGCTAAAAGGCAGCAGGTACGTACGGTATATATTTCTCCTGAATTTGCTCAGAAAATACGCGATTACCGGGAGGGTAAACGACGAAAAAGAGGCCTAAAACAAGAATCAACTGGCGTTGCATCGCTCAGGCAAACGGAGAGTAGAGAGGCTACAGACTACTTCGATAATCTGTTCAAACCGGCAAAGGGCAAGCGTGAATTTTTCGTGGCCGTGAAGCCCGAATAAAGCGGTAAACATGTACGGCAGAAAAAAAGATATGATCGAGCATACCAACAAAGCCATGCGCTCTTTTTTTGGTGCACGGACAGATGGACAGGATCGACCACAAGGTGTGAATACTCCTCGGCTGATCATCGATGCTATACTTAAAATATGGCCCGAGGGAATCGAGCTTGACCCTTGCGCGAATGCTACCTCGATCGTACCGGCCCGAAAGAAACTGTATATCCCAGATATACCGGGAATCAACGGACTAACTGAATCATGGCCGGATTTTACTTACGCTAATCCGCCCTATAAAACTATCAAAGAATGGCTCAGAATGTGCGAAACAGGACGAGAGCATATAATGCTAGCACCAGTTAGGACCAACAGAGAGTGGTGGTGTAAATCCGCGTCGCGCGCGCGGATCATATGCTGGCTGAGACCCTTTGCATTTCTCGGTCACGATCAGCCTTTTCCGGCGTCGCTAGCGATGCTTTACTACGGGTTGCGGATAGATAAATTCAAGGGTGCTTTTCGACATCTGGGAACGATTGGAATTTTTGAAATAAAATGATTCGCCCCTCGAATACTCGGTCTAAGCCCCGCGCTGCTTACTCCTTGGCCCTGCGGTATGCTTAGGCCGAGCATTGGAAGGGTGAATAGAAAGGATAAACCGGTAATGAGCCCAATGAGATGGTTAGTAAATTTTTTGTTAGGTGCTAAAAAGCCCTTGCGCAAGACGCTCGTACTGCATAGAGACGGAACGGTCTCGATGCTATGGGACGGTGTTTGGCGCCGCGTTACCAGACCCGATAGTCTCGATTGCGTATACATCGGATATTTAACCTTGGCCGACCGCGAGCGTATCAAGCGGTCGAAGGCGCACCGGCACTTGCTGGCGCCCAACGACCTACCAGCGGCCGCGCGGCTCAAAATGCAGCATAACGAAAAGCAGTTGACACGCCCGGCGAAGCGAGGCATAAGTAGGGTATGCGACAAAACACAAAAAATTCCAGGTATTATAGCGTTCTAATCGGTGAGTCGGATGGGTTTGTTTGTGGCCCGTCGCAGTCCGGCTCACCGGTTAGAGCGCTAGAAAACTGGAATTATGAAAGATAAAGAGCGTTTTGCGTCGTTGCGCGGTAGTTACCACGCAGACCCTTCGATGTTGGGCCGCTCGTTAGAAGCTCGTGGTCTTTACGCGTGCGGGTTGTCTTATTGCGCGGCATGGATGACAGACGGAAAAATTCCGAAAGCAATCGTCGGTTCGTGGTTCAGAGCGACACCAGATTGTCACGCGTTATGTCACGCGGAACATAACGCGTCTGTCACACGAGAATTGCTTGTACGGCTGCCCCACGAGCGGCGACCAATGTGGTCCGAAGATGACGAATTTTATTGGGTCATAGCATATACAGAGCATAATTGGACGCGGAAAAGAATCGAAGACGAAAGGCTTAAAGCCGCGAAAAGACAAGCAAAACACAGGAGGAAGTCAGGCGATGATAATGAGTGACGTAACGCGTGACGTAACGCGTGACGTAACGCGTGACGTAACGCGTGACGTAACGCGTGACATAACGCGTGACTCTCTCTTTCTCTTTCTACGTCTCTTTCTCTGTCTATCCGGATCCGGATACACCACGAGGAAATTGTGAGCAGTAGAGACTACGCACGCGGGAGCAACAGCAATCTCTCTTTGGGGGGGAGCGCGCCGGCGTACCCCGTGACCGACCTGGTAGCCGACCTGGTAGCCCACGGCGCCGCGTTCGCCCGGCCGCTCGAGGTCGACGGCAAGGTCCACCGGTGCGCGACGGTGACTCGCCCCCGGAAGAAGAATTTTTCCTACCTGCTCTATCCGGATGGTTGCGGTGGCTGGTACGAAAATCACGAGACCGGTGAGGGGCCCCAGCGCCTCTACCTTGCCCCCGGCCGGAAAGCCGAGGCAACCACGGACCAGCGAGCGCAGTGGGCAACTCAGAGGTCGGAGCGCGCGGCGATGGCACGGAAAGCTCGAGTCGAGGCCCGAGCGCGGGCGAGGGCGATTTGCTCGCAAGCTCACCCGGCGCTACCGGATCACCCGTACCTCGAGAAAAAACAGATCAAGCCATACGAGCTGCTGCAACGCGGAGTCGAACTGGTCGCGCCGATTGTGTCGGTCGAGGGTGACGTCCAGACGATCGAGCGAATTTCTCCGCGTGGTGAAAAAAAGTTTTTGCCGGGCGGCGCGGTGGCAGGAAATTTTTACGCGCTAGGCGAAGTGTGGACTGGACGCCGGTTGTTGATTTGCGAGGGAGTAGCTACCGCTCACACGCTTTTCGAGTCCACCGGGTTGCCGACCGTTGCCGCGATGTTTGCCGGTAACCTTGAGCCCGTGACGCGCGTCATAAGCAAGATGGATAGACAATGTAAAATTCTAATATGCGCTGACGACGACTGGAAAACCAAGGGCAACCCCGGACTAACCGCCGCGACCAAGGCCGCATCGGTGGTTGACGGCCGGGTTGTTATTCCCGACTTCATCGACTTGAAGCGCGGCGATAAAGACACCGATTTCAACGACCTGCAACTCTTAACCGGGCTACACGAGGTGAGGCGACAAATCATATGGGCTCTGTAGAACAAACCACGCTCGATTTCGGAGTGAAGCCCGAACGTCGCAACAAGCGCATCTTGCGAGCCTACCAAACCGCAGCGGTCGAGGCTATCGAGCGCGAGCTTACCACGAGTAAATCAACGCTAGTAGTCATGGCTACTGGGTTAGGTAAATCGGTAGTGCTCGGCGAGCTTGCCGCGAGGACCGCCGGAAACGTGCTCGTCCTGTCCCATCGAAACGAACTCGTGCGGCAGGTACGAGAACATCTGTGGGATGCATCTGGCGAGTGGACGGCTATCGAGCAGGGGCTACTACAGGCCGGAGAAGCTCGCTTAGTATCTGCCAGCGTGCAAACCATGGTACGGCGTTTAAAGAATTTTGACCAAGACTGGTTTGAGTTGATTGTGATTGACGAGTGTTTCCCGGCATGGACGATGATTGGCGATAAAAAGATCGAGGAGATTCGTGTTGGTGATTTGGTAGAAAGTTTTAATCACGCAACGGGGGAAGTAGAAAAAAAGAAGGTTGTTCGCCTATTCACGAAAAAAGCCACGGCTTTCGTCGGAATAAATTTCGGGGACGGTAACGATTTGGTATGCACTGTAAATCATCCGGTTTATATGAGAAGAGACGGAAAGGATAAATATGTCAAGGCGGAAAATATTGCAGCGGGCGACCTGTGTTGTATGCGGACTAGCGTTCGAGCGCGAGACGGACACGTCTCAGAGACCGCCGAGGGTATGCTCTCGGGAATGCCAGCGAAAGTTATCATCGACGACCATGGCGCGCACAAATCGAGCGTATGCATCGGAACGAATGCGGTTAAGAAATCCGATGAAGATAGAAAACGTTCGCGCATCTGTGAGCAAAACACTGAAACGAATCGGGCATCGTCCGCCGTGGCGGGGAGGGAATGGAACTGGTCCGACAATTCCGGAAGCGATGCTACTGGAAGAACTGGGAAACGGTTGGATTTGGAATCATTCGGTTGCGACGAAGATACCAAAAGGAAACGGATATCCGCGTTGTTACAAGATCGATGTGGCAAATCCGAAAAATCAAATAGCCGTAGAGGTAGACGGATCGAGCCATGCGGCACTAATCAGACGGGAGCAGGACAGGAAGAAAGACGGCTTTTTACGTGGTGCAGGGTGGAGAGTGTTGAGAGTATCGAATATCTGTGTGACGGGGGACTTGCCGTCTATAATCTCGAAGTTGAAGAAAATAGCAACTACTTCGCCAACGGCTACTTAGTTCATAATTGTCATCATGCCGTAGCCAGTACCTACCGAAAAATCATAGAGCATTTCGGTGCGAGAATAGTGGGAGTAACCGCGACTCCGGATCGTGGCGACGGCACGGGACTACGCGGTATTTTTCAGACCGTAGCCTACGAAATGGGAATTGTACAAGGTGTCGAGGACGGGTGGCTGGTGCCGCTCAAGGGTCAGCGTCGATTTATCGAGGGTATCCACCTAGAGAAGATAAAGAAAGTGGCCGGCGACCTCGCCCTCGGTGCGCTTGACAACGAAATCGTGAACTCGAAAGTGGCGATAGCTCGCGATCTGGTAGCGCGACTGCAGGACAAGCACGCAATAGTTTTTACCCCTGGCGTTGAATCAGCGAAGTTGGTGTCCGCCGCGTTGAATGAGATTATACCGGGTTGCTCGCGTGAGGTAGACGGAAACACGAACGAAGACGAGCGGCGCGAATCGTTCGATCTATTCAAATCGGGGCGTATAGGCTACCTAGTGAACTGCGCGATAGCCACGGAAGGAGTCGACCTTCCTGTCGCCGATGTGATCGCAATGTGCCGTCCGACGCTGTCACGCGCGTGTTATACGCAAATGGTCGGACGAGGTCTTCGATCACGATCCGCGGAGCTGGAAACGCTGAGCTTGCCCGAAGAGAGGAGGCTTGCGATAGCTAGGAGCTGTAAACCGGACTGCCTGATTTTGGATTATGTCGGGAACTCGGGTAAGCACGACCTGATAGGTCCGGAGGATATTCTAGGCGCTGACGAATCGGACGCGGTACGTAAGACCGCAAAGAAAATTATAAAAGAAAAATCGAATGCTGGCGAACAAATCGATATTCAAGAAGCTATTCGACTGGCCAAAAAAGCGCTGGCCGAGCTTGCCGATCGGCGCGTTGAAGCGAGGGTGCGCTCGCACGGGTTCGACCCGCTCGCGGCGTTTCTCCTAAAGGGGCGCCTACGGCCGGACATGGATCAACGGATCGAGCCTCCCACGGCCGCGCAACTAGGAGCGCTGCTGAGATTCAAGTTGAAAGAGAGCGAACTGAAAGGGCTAACCAAGCGATCGGCCGGCGCGCTAATGGATAAACTAATCGAACGGAGTCGCCTTGGGCTGTGTTCTGCGGGACAGATGAGAGTGTTGATAAAATTCACGGACATATCACAATCCGATCTCGCTAACGTTAGCTTCCCGCTAGCCAGCGCGATGATAGACAGGATAGCGAAATCAAACTGGAAACGCGGTTGGACGAGAGATGAATTATACCCGAAAGATAATTTTATTTATTAGGAAATTGCGTAATGAACACCGATGGTAAAACCCACAAAGCCATACGTGAGCTAATCCTTGCCGGCCATCAGATCAACGCCGACGAGGTAACGATTAAACGCGCATGGCTACCCGATATAATCTCAATACTCAAAAAGTTCGGCGATGAAAAAGATAGCGAGCTAGTGGAAAAATTGGAGGCGCTAATAGGAAATTGCGTAATGAACACCGATGGCAAATACCAACCAATGCCAGCGCGACGGCTTACGAATCGCGACAAATGAGTATTTTATCTAAAAAAGTCCCGCTAGATTATCGGTATCCAGTCGATCCGCCATCGGCGCGCAAACGCCGTATGAAAAAAATAGACCTTACAAACCCGCCCGAATCGCACGAAATGAAATGCCTGGCTCTGTATCTCAACGCGAGGTTCGGCGTGTACGGCTGGGCGAAGTACGTGGCCGAGCGCGTGCTGCGTAAGAGTGATTATGCATACTACGACTCGCTGTTGGCGCAAGGTTTGAAGGTTGGTCATCCAGATGTAGTTATCTACATTAGCCCAACTACAAAAGTCTGCCGTGCTCCGATAGAGGTGATATTTAAAGGCGCCGCGATAGAGGTCAAACGCCGGCGTGATTCCGAGGCGACCGAAGGACAACTCGCATGGGGCAAGGCTTTTGAGGACATGGACTACCTATTTTACGTGGCACATGGATATGACGACGCCAGGAGGTGGATAGAGAAATATTATGGCAAACCATAAACCGATTGAAGCCCCATCAATGCCAGCGCGATGGCTTACGAATCGCGACGGTACCGCTCCGAAAGACGGTAGAATAAAACAAGGAAAGGATAGATAAATGAAACATACAGCAATCCTATGGATGCGGTTGTTTGTTTCTAATGCCAGCGCGATGGCTTATGAATCGCGACGATATTTCTCAAAACGTCAAGCATTAAGACGTCATGCCGCGGAATGGGGCGTGCGGCCGCGATGGTACGAGACAAACGCGAGGCTGAGAAAACGCATCCAGGCGGTTTTACGCAATCCGCCTGTGACTGACGATATACAGACTTTAAACCACAATGCCAGCGCGATGGCTTATGAATCGCGACGCTCGGCCCGCGGGCGGCTCAATCAATGCCAGCGCGACGGCTTACGAATCGCGACCGTCGCAATTCATAAGCCGTGTAAAGGCATAAAAAGGGAGCCCAAGAAATGACCTGCCGCGATAGAGCGTGTATAATCTACGGTGTTTTTCTGATCGGCGTAGTCTGCTTTGAGCTGAGTACATGCCGTGGACCGGCGCGCGCGGACGACCGCCGATTATGGCTGGCGCGCTGCATGGTCGCCGAAGCGGGCTTTCGCGCCGGTCCGGACGATGGCGCCATAGCCGGCGTACTCATGAGCAAGGCCGCACGCTCCGGCAAGACCTTGGTCTGGATGGTCAGACACTACTGTCGCGGGCTTTACCGCGCGAATGCCTCTTGGCTGCGCTACCTACGCGAGAGCCCGGTCCAGCCCCGCTACTGGCCCGTGCGGTGGGCTTGGTCCGAGTCGCGCGATGACTGGCTGGAAAAACTCGAACGCGCGCAGGCCGCGCTAGACGGGATACTCTACGACCCGTGTGACGGGGTCGCCTCGCATTGGCGCGGACCGCACGATAAAACCCCGGCGTGGTTCGAATCTGTCGATTGTGGGCGGACTAAAAATATATTCGGAAGAACGAAAGGAACTCGGAAATGACAACGAAAGTTTTTAAATACGGAGCCTTACCAGTTACTCTCGATAGCGAGATTCGCAAGAAAATGAAGTTAGCAAGGGAATATTACAATCAACTGGTAGAGGCAGAGAACGGTCGACGTAAAACGGTATGGGGCGGCGAGCGTCCCAAACAACCTCCGCATGAGCACAAGGACGAGCCGGTTTGCGAAGAATGCAAAAAGCACTGGAAGGATATTAGAGACAAATATTTTGCTACACCACCCTTAGATATAAAACCATTGCGAGCGAAGGCATCGGAAGCGGGTTTGTATTGGGGGACGTATTTGATAATCGAAGAAAGTTTTTCCGCTGCTTGGAAGAAAACAGATGGGTTATCAACCGTACGCTATAAATCCTGGCGAGATGGCGGAATAATGGGAGTACAATTACAGCAAGCGCATTCAGCAAATGGTTTCTATCGTATAGAGCAAGCGCCAGATCCGCGAAAAGGTCGTAAGGCTGGACAACGCCACGCGGTAAAGATAAGAATCGGAACCCGAGAAAACAAACCGGTATGGTCGGAACCTATCGCGTTCGAAATGCATCGTCCGTTACAAGGTCGGCCGACCTGGGTAAAGATTTGCTATTTCTATCGGGGCGAGCGTGAAATCTGGTCGGTGAATATTACCTGTACAGACGTACCCGAACGGGCCTTGCCTGATACGGCTAAGGTTTTGGCGATCGATATCGGCTGGCGCGTTATGTCGGACGACAGCATTCGCGCGGCATATGCTAGAGACGAGAACGGTAACGAAAGCGAATTACTGTTTGATTCTCGTTGGAGGGAATGCGGAGATAGGGCGGATCGTATAAGATCGGCGCGAGACGATCGACTAAACGAACTCAAGAAAAAAGATACTCGATTTAGTCTAATAAAAAAGCCGTCAGGCATACGTGGATATGTTGCGAAAAATTCGATAGAAGATACCGAGGTTACCGAGTGGATAAAACAGGATCGACACCTGGAACAATACGAATTAGGATGTCGCCGTCGAAGCGTAGCGGTCCGAAAAGAAAAATTACGGGTCTGGCTGTCGTCATTGAGAAAGCAATACGCTACGGCGATTATCAAGGATAGCAGTCACAAGGAAATGAAAGCCGCTAAACGGGCTAAGGCAGATGGTATGCCACCCCCGGCGCGGCGCAACGCTCACCATGGGGCGCCTGGCGAAATCGTCGAGGAAATCTGTCGTGCGTTCGGACGGCAGACGAATATTGCGATCGTTGAAGCTCCGGGGACGACTGCCACGTGCGCGAGTTGTGGCCAAGAGATGGAAATCGGCGCTGAATTGATGATTACGTGCGAGCGGTGCAATGCTCGTGAGGATAGAGATTGCATAAGTACGCGGAATATGCTACGTTTGTACGCAAGTGGGAATTGCAAAAAACCCACCGCTCGAAAAACAATCGCAAGGTTCGCGAAAAGACACAAGAATTATGTGGAGCCCAACCAATGCCAGCGCGACGGCTTATGAGTCGCGACGCTCTCGGTGATACGTCGCCGGATTAAAGCGAGTACCAACCAATGCCAGCGCGACGGCTTATGAGTCGCGACGTCTGCGTGACGGCCGCCTGCGTGACGGCCGCGCGCCAACCAATGCCAGCGCGACGGCTTATGAGTCGCGACTCGTCCGCTAAAATAGCCGTTTTCTCGGCGGCGCCGACAACCAATGCCAGCGCGACGGCTTATGAGTCGCGACAATGGAATAGCCCGGACGGTACTTGACACGTGTAGAAAATGCTACTATTTATGTAGTAATCATTATGCCAACCCCATTTTTCCAGCCAGGCGATCCGCGTTGCCACCGCGCCGGCAGACCCAAGGGGACAGCGCTCGAGAAAATGCGCAAGATGGCTGCCGAGGTGCTAGGCGAGGAGCTGGAAACGCCGACTGGGCGTATGACCCGCGCAAAAAAAATCTACCTAGCGGTATCGCAATTGGCCGAGGAGGGCAACGTCAAGGCCGCGACGTTTCTTTTCGTTTGGGCGTACGGTAAGCCGCCGCAGGCGATAGAAATTAAGAACAGCGAATCCGAACCGGGTAATCCTACGCGGTTCCAGCTGGTTATAAAAACACCGGAAGCACTAGATCGAGTAAACGCAGGGGGCGCGATAGAAGACGATGCCTGATATTACCTGGCAGCCCACGCAACTACGCGCAGCAAGGTCTACCGCGAATATACTAGTGTTTGGCGGGGAAGCCGGGGGCGGTAAGACTCGCTTCATTATTCAGTACTTCGCGAACGCGATGCTACAATTTCCCGGATTTCAAGGCGTTATCTTCCGACGCACAACTCCTGAGATTCACGGCGCTGGCTCGCTGTGGGAAGAATCGCAAGAGGTGTTCCGCCCGATACCCGGCGCTACGGCGCGCGAGTCACCGACGTTTGAGTGGCGCCTCGGTCGGTCACTCGTAGAGTTCCGGCCTATGCAATACGAGAGCGATATCTACGCACACCAGGGTAAGCAATACGGCGGCATAGCGTTTGATGAAGGCACCCGTTTTACAGCTAATCAAATCTGGTATCTCATGGGATCTCGTAATCGTAACGCTACCGCACCGGATGATTTCGTGCCGTTCACGATACTAACTGTAAATCCCGATCCAGATAGTCCGATAAAAAAGCTAATCGAATGGTGGCTCGATGCGCCTGGTCAATACCCCCGTGCCGATCGCGATGGGGTATTGCGTTGGTTTGTGAGGTCGCGAAACGGTGAGATTTTTTGGGCCGATACTCCCGATCAACTTCCGGCTGAATCGGAACCGCGCTCGATGACATTTATTCGGTCTAGACTTAGCGATAATCAAGCGCTGCTTAAAAAAGATCCTGGTTATAGGTCGCGCCTAGAAACACTGCTGCCCCACGAGCGCGCTCGGCTGTTGAAGGGCGACTGGCTAGCGCGACCAACGCAAGGAGATTTCTTTCAACGCGGTTGGTTTCGCGAGTTGGGCGATACCGACCTCAATCGGCGACTCAAGAAACACCCGAGCCTCGAGCGCGACATGGTCAAGGTCGTGCGCTGCTGGGACCTCGCGGCTACGCCCGTAAAAGGCTGCCTAGTGCCCGGAGTGCCGCGCCCTCCTGGTTTTATCGCGACCGAAAAAGAAGCCGACTGGACGCGCGGAGTAAAGCTCGGCCTGTTCCGTGGGCGTGATGTCGTAGTGCTCGATATGGTATCATGTCGGGATACGCCCGGCGCGGTCGATGAACTTATCCGCGAGACCGCACGGCGCGACGGACCTACCACGGTAATCGGCCTGCCGCAAGATCCGGGTCAGGCTGGCGTTGACCAGTTAGAACGCAAGAAAAAAGACCTACGCGGACTAGGGCGAGTAATAGGTTTGGTTCGCTCGCGCAACAAGGAGTTTTACGCACGTCCGGTTGCAACCTACGCCTATCAGCGACGCGTTTGGTTTAAGCTTGGAGCCTGGAATGCTGACTTTTTTAATGAAATCGAGACCTTTCCGCCTCAAGAAAGATATCAGCATGATGATGTGGTAGACGCGTTTGCAGATGCGTTTCGGCTCGTAGACACGCTGCCGCGGGCATATGGTTACGATCCCGTGCGCGATGTGAATCAGGATAATGAGAGTAAACGGCTAGAGGATTACTACCGCGACGACGATCCGGTTATCGAGGATCGTATACGCGCGACGGTTGGGTTTGGTAGGAGAGACCTGCTATGATAATCCGAATATTACCGGAAGACAGAGGACTTTTGTAATGGCTATATTCGATCAATTTGGGCGAGCCATTGAAAAGCGGTGGCTAACCAAGGAAATCGCAAGAGCAGAAACGTCAGGCGTTCGGCCGGCTATTTACGACGCTGTAAGTAACGGCCTAACTCCCGCACGGCTTGCGAATATTTTACGTACCGCCGTGGAGGGCGATGCTGTATCATATCTATCACTGGCCGAGGAGATGGAAGAGCGCTATCTTCACTACCGGGGTGTGCTCTATACAAGAAAGTCGTCAGTCAGCGGCGCAACGTTGTCGGTCGAGCCGTTAGACGAGAGTCCTAGAGCGCAAGAGATTGCTGATGCGTGCTCTAAACACGTGGTAAAAAGGTCGATATTTCGTAGCATGTTATTCGATTTACTCGATGCACTTGGGAAATCCTATTCAGTGGTCGAACCTATCTGGTATACAGCCTCTACGCCCTGGACCTACAAGGCGTTCGAATGGCGCGATCAGCGATGGTTCCATTATGACCGCGTTACACAACGTGAGTTACGGCTGCGCAATCAAAACAATCCAGACGGCGATCCGTTGCCAGGCGGCGCATTTGTAGTGCATACGCCAAAGATAAAAAGTGGGCTGCCGATACGTGGTGGTCTCGCACGCGTAGCGGCTATCGCGTACATGATTTCGATGTACACGCTAAAAGACTGGCTCGCGTACATGGAAGTTTTTGGTATGCCTCTCCGGCTCGGGAAGTACGATCCAGATCGCATCAAAGAACCGGAACGGCTTACCCTTCGTACCGCGCTAGCCAATCTAGGACACGATGCGGCGGCGATGATACCTGAGGGCATGGACATAGAAATAGTAGATGTAAACCGCGGCACGGCTGGGCCCCTATTTTCGAGCCTAGCGGATTACGTGGATAAGCAGGTCAGCAAGGGTGTACTCGGCCAGACGATGACCACGGATGACGGTGCGAGCCTATCACAAGCTCGTGTGCACGGCGAAGTGAAGCAAGATATCCGCGTTGCGGACGCTACCGATCTTACGGCTACCGTCCAAGAAGGGATTATACGGCCGTGGTGTCAATTAAATTACGGCGAGGACGCGCCGATATGCAGGTTCCTGATCGATGTCGAACCTCCCGAGGACCTTAAAACGTTTACCGAAACCGTATTGCCGTGGGTCGAACGTGGAGGATTACGCGTGGGAGCGGGTTTTATACGGGATAAATTCGGTATACCCGATCCCGTCGAAGATCAAGAAACCGAAATACTGGAAGCCGTACCTAAAGCACCCGTGTCGTTTGGTAGGCCTTTGCCAGCTGATGGTGAGCCCGCGTTATCATCTCAATCGATTGGTAACACGTCTGTGCTCGAAAACGAGACCGAGACGCTCGTAGATAATGCCACCTCCGAGTGGCGGCGCATAATGTCGCCGCAACAGAAAGCGGTTAGCGAGTTAGCTAACGCGTGTAACTCGTATGAGGAATTTAAATCGCGATTAGGAACGCTAATCGAACAATTCAACTCGGATCCGTTCCTCGATATGTTAGTCTCGCAAATGTTTAAGGCGCGTGGACTAGGGGATACGCAACCATGATAGGTCTAGCGTGGGTAAGCCCGCAGTCTGGTCCGCTACCGCCGAAAGAGGTGCTGGACTATTTCAAGTCTAAGGGCATGAAACCGGCGTTTTCTTATGCAGATGTGTGGCGAGAAGAGCATACGGTTGCCTTCACCGTTGCGGGTGTGATGGAAAAAGATTTACTCGTTGACCTGCATAAGGCCGTGGACGAGGCGTTGCGTGAAGGGTTGCCATTCGCCGAGTTCCGCAAAAAGACTACCGCGGTACTCGCGGATAACGGTTGGCTCGGGCGCAAGACCGTAATCGATCCGATTACGAAAGAGGAAAAAGAAGTCGATCTCGGCCAGCCACGTCGGCTAAAGACTATCTTCGATACAAATGTTCGTACAGCGCGTGCGGCCGGGCAATGGGCGCGAATAACGCGCGCGGCTAAGTACATGCCGTACCTCGAGTACAGTCTCGGACCTAGCCGCATACATCGCCCGGAGCACGAAATGTTTGATGGACTTATCCTCCAAGTCGATGACAAATTCTGGCGTACCCATATGCCGCCGAACGGTTACGGCTGCCGATGCCGAACGCGTCAACTCTCCGAGACCGAGGCTCACCGACGAGGGATCGGCAAGTCTCCTGAGCTGCCTATGCGCACATGGGAGAATCCGAGGACCGGCAGACAGATGCAGGTGCCCTATGGTTGCGACCCCGGCTTTGATTTCAATCCCGGGCTCGAAAGATTTGGAGGTCTGAAATGAAGCTAACCAAGTCAGACGAAATCGTTGCTATTTTTTGCTGGCTCGCCGGCGCGCTCGTGGTCTGGAAATGCGAGGGCATCACCTTGTGTTTTTGGCTAGTGATAATTCTGATGCTTCCCGCGGCGAATCGCGTGAGCGACAAAATCCTGAGGTAAACCGTGACCCGACGACCTGTTCACGCGCCGGGAGTTGAACGCGTCGATGGCGCCCTTTTTCAGACCTCGTTGTGCGATGGGCAGCGCGCGATTTATCGCGATATCCTCACAGCGACCCGTCGTACTACGACGCCTGGGACACTTTTTTACTCGGTGGATTCGGGTCGCGTTACCTGTCGATTGTGCGTTGAGAAAATGGGGGCTCGGCTGGATTCGAAACGCGAATTAAAACGAGCGGTAGAAAAAATACGGGATCGAATTTATCATGCGCGGCGCGAATTGGCAGCATTAAAATCAAGCGCAAATAGTTGATATCATTAGCCTATCCAATTATTTTAAAAAAAGGCTTGACGGAAAATACGACCATACACCACGTTTAGGGTATGGCTTTCACCTGCCCTTCCTTACCGTCCCACCAATGCCAGCGCGACGGCTTACGAATCGCGACATGCTCGGAATTCCCGGTACTAATCGACGGCGCGCTGCCGGAGTGGCTTGAGATAATTCCCCCCCCCGTGGATGGCGCGGTACGAGGTCGCGATGGGCGCGCGTATACCATGCGTGATCCGGTTGCGGTCCTCGATGAATTCGTGCGACTCGGGCTGGATCTGCCGATCGATATCAACCACTCGTCGGAGCTGGCAGCACCACGGGGCGAAGAGAGTCCTGCCATGGGTTTCGTGACAGAGCTCGTGATCAAGCCGGGCGGCGGGATATGGGGCCGCGCGGAATGGACCGAGTACGGCCGTCGATGGCTTGCCGGAAATCCGTATAAATACGTATCTCCCGCGTTTCGGGTCGACGGCAAACAGATTTCGGAAAAGCTCGGCACGTTGGGTGAGGTGATCGCGCTGACGAGTATAGGCCTAACAAATAGGCCGAATTTTGATTTGATGGCGCTAAACGCTAAAAACGATAATAGCGAAATAAAATCGGAGGATAACCAGATGGATACGAAGAATTTTTTGACTACTCTAGGTTTGAAAGAAAACGCAACGCCGGAGCAAATCAAGGCGCGCATCGACGAACTGGTCGAAGCAGCGACCGTGCCCGTGCCCGCGCTAAATTCGCAGGAAGCAATCAACGCGCAGATTGATATCGCGGTACAAGCCGCGGTTAAGCCTCTGCAAGAACAAGCGCAAAAAGCACGTGCGATAGCGATCAACACCACGATCGATCGGTACGTGGCGCTCGGCAAGATCCAGCCGACCGCGGAGTCAAAGAAATTCTGGGCCGATAGCTGCGGCGATTCCGAGGACGGGTTACTTCGCGTATCCAAGCATCTCGAATTGATGCCTAGTCTGGTCTCGACGAACGCTACACTACCGGGTCTTCCGCCGGAGCAAGGAGCGGGATCACTAACCGATAGTCAGATTAAGATCTGTGACATGTTACAGATTTCACAGGACGATTATAAGAAAACCCTGGCCGCGCGTCAGGGGAAGGAAGGTAATTAAAAATGACTGCATTAGCAAAAGATAGGTACATCCAAGAAGCGATCGGCGCCGAATATTCGGCGTCGGTAAAAGCCGCCGCGAAGATCTTCGCGGGCGCGTTGATCGCACAGGATACCGATGGGGACGCGGCTCCGGGCTTCGTCAGCACCGCGATCCGTACACTAGGTATCGCGATGGAATACAAGGACAATACCCTGGGCGGAGATGGCGCGCTGACCGTGCGTTATCGCAAGGGTGTTTTCATGATGGAGAACAGCGCCTCCGCGGACGAGATTACGGATGCCGACGTGGATAACGTTTGCTATATCGTAGACGATCAAACCGTCGCGCGTACATCGGGCACTAATACCCGATCAATCGCTGGCAAGATACGCGGTATAGATACCGTAAGTCTAAAGGTCTACGTCGAGGTCGGCTACGTGACAAACGTGGACGGCGATCTTGTTGCCGCAAACAACCTCTCGGAATGCACGCCCGCTACGGCGCGCTCAAACATCGGCGCGAACCTGGTCGAGAAATACCTCGGGCGCTATCTCATGAACGCGAGCGCTACCTACTATGTTCCTTGCGAGATAGCAGGAGTTATCACGAGTATACGCTCGGCTATGGAAGGTGCGCTGACCGGCGGAGATCCTACGATCACCTGCTTGATCGATGCCACGCCGATCACCACCGGTGTACTAACTCTAGCCGCGGCCGGTTCTGGCGCAAACGTCAAAGACAGTTGCGCGCCATCGGCCGCGCGAACCGTAGCCGCCGGTAACTCAATTGGGCTGACAGTAGCGGCTAACAGTCAGAGCAACGCGGTTTACGCATCGATAACCGCACGGATCGAGACCTGACAGGTAACGACCTAAAAGGATAAAGGAAATAAAAATGATAGTCAACAGCGAAAATCTCAGTAACCTATTCACTGGATACAAAACCTCATTTCAGCGCGGACTCGACAGCAAGCAGCCTTCACAGGCTGATGTTATCGCAACGCGCGTTACTTCGGCAACCAAGACCGAGAATTATAGCTGGCTCGGCCAGTTACCGGCTCTCCGAGAATGGATCGGACCACGGCAAATCCAGCGATTCGCCGCGCATGCCTATGCGCTTACCAACAAACGGTATGAACTGACCTGGGCAGTACCAATTGACGATATCGAAGACGATGCGGTTGGAGCTTACGCGACCTATTCGGAGGGCGCAGGCGCGTCTCTGGCTATGTGGCCCCATCAGATTCTATTCGCGCTATTCCAAACCGGAGATGCTGTCCTATGCTACGATGGTCAGTACTTTTTCGACATCGATCACCCGGTAGGCCGTGATACGCCGGTATCTACGTCTAATCTACTAAACGATGGCGGGGCGATGGCTGCGCATCCGTGGTATTTGATAGATACCACAAAGATCATCAAGCCGATGATTTGGCAACTACGAAAAGCGCCGGTTATGACCTCGCAAACCGACCTCGCGGCGTCGAATGTATTTGAATTAGACGAGTTCCGGTTCGGCGTCAAGGCGCGTGGCAACGCGGGCTTTGGACTGTGGCAAACCGCGCTCCGCAACGAAGCGGCGCTTACGACCGCAAACCTAGAGGCAGCCATTCTCGCGATGAATGCGTTTGAAAACGATGAGGGATATAAGCTGGGTATCAATCCCAATATCCTGCTAATCGGAGCATATCATCAGTTCAATGCGATCGATCTGTTGACCAGGCAATTGCTAGACGCCGCCGGAGCGATCAACCCGCTGGTAAACAGATTGCAAATCGTGATAGTTCCCGAGCTTCCCTAAAGGAGGATATCGTGGATAAACCAGTAACGCGCGATGAATTCAAGACGCAATTCGGATCGGATACGATGGACGAACTGCGCCACATGGCCAGGGCAGATCTGAAAATAGAGATTCCGTTCGGAATCAAAAAGTCCGAGTTGCTGGATCTCATGTTTGACGCCTACGCAAAGGTCGGAATTAAACCGGCCGAACAGATAACTCCCATGATAACCGATGCGGTAAACACACCGCCGACTACGCCGGTTATAACGATTAGCTGTAAGGCTCCCAAAGGGATACGTCGAGGTGATCGGTTCTGGCCGAGTGGAAAACAAACCTTTGCAGAAAACGAGTTATCCGCCGAACTTCTAAGTATCCTAGCGAGCGATCGGATGTTCTTGATCGAGACTACGAAAGTTGAATAGCGAGTGGCATACGCAACGCAGCAAAACTGTATCGACCGCTATGGGACGGATATCGTTACGGTAGCGACCGATCACGACGGAAACGGAGTTATAGATAATAGCGTTTTACAGCGTGCATTAGATGATGCGACGGCAACGATCAATAGTTACGTGGCCGGTCTGCCGGGTTTTCCGTTCGAAGTGACGCCAGACAGTTTTGAAAAACTTTGCTGCGAAATGGCGCTTTATAACGCGTCGTTCACTGCCAATACCGTTACCGAGGAGCAACGCACGCGATACGACGATGCGCTGAAATATCTGACATTGGTAGCTCAGCAGAAGATCCGGCTTAGCACGGGAGCCGGTCAGAACATTGTCGAATCAAATGCCACAGCCAACATTATCAGTTCGGAGCGTATATTTACTCGTACTAGTCTGGGTAGGCTTTTTTAATGGCTGGCGCGGTATTAGAGATCAAAAGCAAAGAGCTGGCGACGTTAAATAAACGGCTTGTCAAATGGTTCGCTAAAATCGATAAGCCATCAGAGGCCATGGAATTAATTGCGACGCATCTAGAGAGCCAGACCCGGCGGCGCATCGAAGAAGAGCGTGCCGATTCAGAGAGTAGAGCATGGCCAGAGTGGAGCGAGAAATACGCCAAAACGCGACATGAAAATCAGAACCTCTTGCAAAACGAGGGGGATCTGGTCGATGATATAGCGCCCGATTCGGGCGCTGATTTCGCAAAGGCTTATGTTACCATGATTTATGCGCGTACGCATCAGCTAGGAGATAAGAAACGCAATATTCCCGCGCGTCCGTATCTCGGATTAAGTAAAGTAAACGCAAAGGATATCGAGAACGAGATAGCGAAATTCATCGAGGCGGCGCTATGAATCTCCTGGAACTACGCGCGGGCGCGGCTTCTGCGATTCGCACGGGACTTGTCGGACAGGAAGGCCGGACGGTCACCGTCGGAACGCATGGCGGAGAGTATAGTTTGAAAGAAATTCAGCGATACGCGCAGAAAGCTCCGGCCGTCATTATATCTGTGCTATCCTGCGATACCGATAAATCTCCGTTGGTAACCATAGGCGCCACGGCTCACATGGCCGCGTTTGTAATGGATCGTAGCCACGCGGGCGATCCGCGCGACGAAAACGCGCTCGATTTGGTAACCAGACTATTGCGGATATTAGCCGCCCCGGGGCAATTCTGGGGGCTTACTGGCTGCTTATCTGCTCCCCAGAACATCCGGTCGCGGAATCTCTATGCGCCCGATCTGGACGGTATAGGGATAGCTCTATGGGCCGTGACCTGGGCGCAATTAGTGGATCTTACCGATGACCTCGGCCTGGAACTGGAAGATTTTAATATCCTGCATGTCCATTACGATTTGGGGCCGGAACCCGATGGTGTGCTCGAGGCCGAGGACGAAATCGAACTCAATCCGCTAGCCGAGGAAGTGATTGCGGGCAACGATGCGGACGGCGTACTTAAGGATACTGATGATGTAGGAGGGGCGGTAAATGGCTAAGAAACAGCATGGCGCCCTTACCCCAGCTAGTCGTAGGCCGTTTGATGCAGCTGGTCGAGGCAACCATGTTCTTCAGGGATTTAGCGCCGTGCTCGACGAGGCCGCGCGCCTCGCGATAGTGCAAACCACCACCGACCGAGGGCGCGTAATCGAACAGACCGGCGGCGTGACGCCTGGGTTATACGTTGCCGATGGCGCAGGCGGTTGGATGTTTTTGAAACCATATATTGCGCCCGTATTCGCTACAGGCGTAGGGCATACGGTTGATCAATTAATTACTGTTTTACAAGGATTATCCATAGTTAAACAATCCTAAAAAGAGGCAAAACATGACAATAGCATTTAACACCATACCATTAATTATCAATACGCCCGGCTCCTATATCGAATACGATACGAGCCGCGCGGTACATGGTTTACAGATTCAGCCGCACGACGTGCTGTTAGTCGGCAACAAAACCGCGACGGGGACTGCCACGTCCGGCGCGGTTTTGCCGGTGCCTAGTGCTGATGACGCGCTCGTATTGTTTGGTACGGATTCGCAACTCTACCAGATGGTTAAACAATATAAAGCGGTCGATCGATTGACCCCCGTGTGGGCGATACCACTAACCGACTTGATGGGCGGCGTTGCCGCGATCCATCGATGGACCGTAACTGGCACGGCAACCGCGGCTGGTGAAATCGCTTTTTATCTATCTGGCAGACGTTTCACGGCGCCTATAATTGTAAACGAGACGGCTGCGCAGGTGGTAACCGCTGCGGTCGCCGCGGCGGCCCTGCTGACCGATACCCCGGCGACTGTGACCGATGGGGGCACGGGATTTTTGACGGCCACGGCGATACATAAGGGTGTGTTCAGCAACCAGATCAAACTCGGGGTGAACCTGAATGCGGGCGAGGCGATGCCCGCGGGACTCGCGATAGCCATTTCCGCGCCTACGGCCGGCTCGGGCGATACCGATCACGCGGCGGCCGTGACGGCGATGGGTGAGGACCAATATAACACCATGGCTGTCGGAGTTTATTCGCTTACTGAAATAGCGAAAATCGTAACCGAATTGGAATCGCGCGAGTCGGCTATGCGTTGTATAGAGGGTGTAGTGTTCGGCGCAGTTTGCGATAGCGCGGCGAATTTGGCAACCTATGCAGCGAGTCTGAATACATCAATCCTTTGCGTGACTGGCTACGAGGCTAGCGCATCATGTCTCACTCCATGGGAGGTTGCGGCTCAAGTCGCAGCGGTCAACGCGGCGAGCGTACAGGTGGATCCGGCTAGGCATCAAAGCGGCACATCGCTCTCGGGCGCATACGCGGCCGCGCGCGGTACGCGATTCACACGCGCGCAACGCGATACCCTACTGGGGCTCGGGATTAGCACGATAAGGGCTAGCTCGGACGGACGTATGCTGGTAGACCGTTTGGTAACTACAAAAATTACGAACAGCTCGGGTCTCTCGGATTTGGCGCTTTTCGATTTGTCGCCGCACGTGCGCACTATACACGCGATCCGGTATACGATTCGGGCGCGTATCGCGAGTAAATTTGCATATTTCAAACTGGCCGATGATGATGGTATTGCTCGGCCTAAGGTTGCTACTCCTAGCGTTATTCGCGGCGAACTCGTGGCGTTATTTTGGGAGTGGTTCTACGCGGGCTGGGTTGAGAATCCCGATCAATACATGGCCGACCTTTTGGTTGAGCGCGATGGTAGCGATGTGAATCGCGTTAATGCGATTATACCGCCCGATATCATCAACAGTTTCTTAGTGTTCGCCGGTCAGATTTCATTCATACGCTAAGGCGATAGGGAGAATAACATGAAGGTAACAAGTCAGATAACCGTAAAAGTCGATGGTGACACGATACTTGCAAAATCTGGACAGGTAACGTTTAACCCTGGCGGTTACGAACGTGATGCGGTATACGCTGATGGACGGATGATAGGCTATACCAACAAACCGATTAGTTCGGTCATATCAGGATCGATCCAGCATACCAGTGATATCGAGATGCGCGCGTTAGCCGATCAAGAAAACGTATCGATTGTCCTTGAAATGGATAGCGGACTAAAGTACCTGATAGACGGCGCGTTCGCGACAAAACCCCCCGAACTGTCGGGCGATTCGGGCGATGTAGCAATCGAATACAAGGGTCAACCGGCAAAGCAACTATAAAAGAAAACCATGGAATACAAACTGCAATATCCTATCGAACGAGATGAAGGCGGAGAGCGCGATACGCTGGCGATCAAGGATCGGGTCAAGGGCGCGGATATGTTGGTGTTAGACGAGCACGGTGGAGAGGTGGATACCGCGTTAAGGATAATCGCTAAGATGTGTAAAATCTCGCGGGCAGAGGCGGAGCGATTGGACGCGGCGGACATCGGAGTGCTGAGCGAGATGATAGCAAAAAAACTCGGTCGCTCGCTGGATGGCGAGACAAAGCCGCGCTCTTAGCTTATGTTTTTCACTGGCAGCCTAGCGAGCTATACGGTTTAGAAATGGACGACCTGGAACGGTGGTACGAAACGGCGAAAGAGATTTTGAATAGCATGCGATAATCCAATGACCGGCAATGTCAAAGCAAGTCTGACTATACGGCTCAAGGATTTGGTTTCGGGGCCAGCAGAGGCGATCAAGCGTGCGATCAACGGTATAGGCTCCGCGTCCGCTAAGATCCCGGCCACGGGCGGTGGTTTAGCCAGATTAGCCGAGACGGTTAAGGGTTTCAATCTGGCGGGTAATCTGGCGCTAGCTGGGCAGGGAATGACCACGCTCGGCAATCAAGCGCGCGGCGCACTCACCATGGTACTACGCCCCGCGATGGATTTCGACGCGGCAATGGCGCGCGTAGGCGCGATCACGCAGGGTATCGATGCACGAGGTATACAGGATTTAAACGCGGCGGCGAAAGATCTGGGGGAAAGTACCGGCATGGGACCGGTAATGGTAGCGCGCGGCCTAGAAGCACTCGCGCAAGAGGGTTATAACGCGAAACAGCAACTCTCTACACTGCCTATTATTTTGCAGTTGTCAAAGGTGTCTGGCTTGGAACTGGGTGCGTCGATTGATGTGGTAACAGATTCGCTAGATACGTTTAATTTAGGCACTGAAGAGGCAGCGCGTGTAGCAGGTATGCTCGGTGGAGTATCACTTACGAGCGGCACGGGCGTACAGCAATTATTTACCGCTCTGCAATCCGGTGCGCCAGCCGCACTGGCCGCTGGCGTATCCTTAAAAGAAGTCGTGACCATAGTGGGATTGCTCGGTAGCGTGGGCGTAAAAGGAAATAAGGGCGCCATGGCCATGAACGCGATGCTCATGGCTTTGGGTAGTCCTGGTAAAGTGGCAACGCAAGCGCTTGATAAAATAGGCATCAGCGGTAAAGATATGGCGCTTGGCTTGCAGAAACCGGCACAATTACTCAAGCTAATCAATGAACGAATGAACGCAAAGGGGCTAGACGCCACTTCGCGCTTTCGTATTCTCGAATCGATATTCGGACCGCGCTTAATGAAGTCCATGCCCACACTGATAAACGCTTTAAATAAGGTGGGGGAAGACGGAAAGACAGAGTTCGATAAAATCGCGGACGCGGCCGAGAACGGCGAGGCTAAACTAAATAAAGTAACCGCGGCGATGGGCGAGACTTCAACCTTAAAGATCAAAAAACTAAACGCTAGCCTAGAGCGGCTTTACATCGATCTCGCGGAACAGTTGGCGCCTATACTCGGACCGTTGCTTAAAGATTTGAAGGAAATGATTGCGGAATTCTCTAAATGGTCGAAACAAAATCCAGAACTGATACGAGCCATAGGTCAGTTCTTGATCGGCGTGGCAGCGGTAGCCGCTATACTAGGTCCAATAACACTAGCCGTATCGAGTTTAGTTACGGCATTTTCGTTGTTAAAGATGGTTGCCAAGGGCACTGCTATACCGTTTAAAATTATAGGAAATATGAGCGCAGAATTGGGTAGACAGGCGTCGATCGCAACTGGCCCGGCGAAAGTACTGGGTGGCGCTTTGCGAGGTGTAACGGCCGCGGTCGGTCTTGTGGGCGCCGCGTTTGCCGGTTGGGAGGTCGGGAAATTGTTGGATAGCGTGATAGGTAAAGTATTCAAATTAAAGAATGGGCTGCTCAGTACAGAGATCGGCCTTAAGATGGGTAAGTCAGCGTGGTTCAATACGGCTATTGGATGGATACCTGGAATGGAAGACGTTGCTAAAGGCAATGAGAGGTTGAACGCCGCGGAGAAAACCGACGAGAAAGCGCTTTTGTCCGAGGCGGAAGCCGCGGTCGGCGCCGTACCGACCTGGATAACTCCAGAATCCGAGAAGCCTTGGACAAACATGCTTCCGAGGCGGCCGGAACCTGTAAAAGTTGGCGGTAAAATCGATATCAATATAGACGTCAGCGACAAACGCGCGAAGGTTACTAAGGTTATCGCGGTTGGCAAAGGCGCGGAATTAGAGGTCGGTTATAATACGGTGCTGCAATGAGCTGGCAAGACAGAAAGCAAAAAGCCTCTTTTCGCGGCGTAGCCTTTAACGTCGATATATCCGACCTTGAAATAGGGCGGCGTGTAGCTTTCTACGATTTACCACTAGACGAATCAGGCGGCTCGATGGCGCGCGATATGGGAGCGCTATCCAGAAAGCATGCGCTAACCGCTGTATACTGTGGGCCGAATTACGACCTCTTGCGAAATAACCTAATAGCCGCGCTGGAAAAGGCTGGGCCGGGCGAGCTGGTCCATCCCTATTACGGCCGGGTACAAGTCGTGATAGATGGTCCTGCGCATGTGCGCGAGTCAACGGCGGACGGAGGTACGGCGCGCATAGAGTTCACGTTCCGCAAGCATCGTGACCAGGGTACTCCGTTGATGGGCTTGGACACTTTTTCGGATGTGATCAACGCCGCGGATTTGGCGCTTGCAGCGCTCAACGAGGACTACGTGGGATCGTTCTCGGTCGCTGGTGTAGAGGGTTGGGTACATGAGTTAAATCTTGATGCACTCGAAAATCTAACCGATGATATACAGAAGATAAATAACGATATCGATCGCCTGCTAGCGATACCCAGCAAACTCGCAAGCGACTTGGACGAATTCAGTAAAGAATTAGCCGAGCTTATCAATACGCCGCAAAAGCTTATTAATAGCGTACAAGCGTTAATCGCAAGCGTTCTCAACTCGATTGATCGCGTGGCAGATGCCATAGGAGCATTACTTCCGACCTCGAAAAAGGCCGCGGTTATCGGCTTGGGTATCGAGCCGATAATCTCGATTCTAACGCCATCACGCACCCGCCAGCGTGTTAATCAATACGCATCGGTGCGCGCTTTTCGCGGCTGCATGATAGCCAATACGGCGAAGGTCGCGGCGGGGCTTACTTATAGTAGCACTCAAGAAGCGATTTCTGTTCGCAACACACTAATCGAACAATTCAATGCGTTCGCCGAATCGGATGAAATGGATAGTCAAGAGGCAATCGACGATAGTGTAGACCCGGCCAATCTTGTCTCGGCTGACGGTCCGCAGATTGATAAAGTACAAGAGCAAATGCGCGCGCTACGCGTTGCGCTCAATCGCCATTTACTACAGATAGTCGGAGATCTGCCGAGTATGGTTTTCTATATCCCGGCTGAGACTATCCCGGCTATCGTGATCGCGTATCAGCTTTATCGGGATGCTTCGCGAGATCTAGAAATCGTAGACAGAAATCTTGAGATAATTCGTTATCCGCTTTTTGTTCCTGGTTCTCAACGGTTAGAGGTCATCGCCAATGTCTGACCCGTTTTTAATCGATAGCGGGCCAACATTTTCGCTGACCGTAGGTAGCAATATCTTCACGGGCTGGCTCGAGGTTACTGTTGATAAAAGTCTAGAAGAATTCGCGCATTCATTTACTCTGAAATACTGTGACCAGTGGACCATCGACGGCGAGCCATGGGAGATATTTCCTGGCCATAAATGTACTTTGAAATGGGGCGACCAGGTTTTAATCACGGGCTACGTGACTCAAACCGATCACGATATAACCAGCGACCAATATAATCTAAACGCGTCTGGCAGATCGCAGACCGCCGATCTCGTTGATTGCTCGGCGATTCATAAAACCGGTCAATGGAAAAACGCGAGTCTAGCTCAAATCGCTACTGACCTGTGCAGACCGTTCGGTATTGAGGTTGACGATCGATCGAATATCTCGCGTAAGTTCCAGCGGTTCGAACTCGACGATGGCGAGACGGTACATGAGGCCATTAACCGCGCTTGCCGTATTCGGGCTTGCTTGCCGATTACTACGCCAGAGGGAATGCTGGCGATCGTTCGCGCCGATACTGCTAGTACCGCTATGGGGCTCGGCAGTATGACCGGTATGATAGAGGGACTGGCGGCGGGTTCATTCGATCCGAATACCATAATCAGCAGGCGGTTGACTCATGGTGAACAGGATAGATATAGTAAGTATATATTCAAAAGTCAGCTGTCATCTACTGATGAATTTAACGGATCGAATGCTGTTGCCGTGAAAGGCGAAGCGGTGGATGCTTCGATCCTACGTTATCGGCCGATCGTTATGCAGGCCGAACTATCGGGATCTAAAAAAGACATGGAGGAACGCGCTCTATGGGAGCGCAATGTCCGCGCGGCGCGTAGCGACCGATTGGCCTACACGGTAGACGGGTTGACCGGCCCAGACGGCGTGCTCTGGGAACCCGGACAACAAGTTAAAATACAAGACGATTTACTCAAGGTAGACGACACCCTAATCGTCATCTCCGCGCGATTTTTACTGAACGCGGACGGCCTTCGTACCGACCTGGAATTCACGAGCCCAGAGGCTTACTCGATGGATGAGCTACCAGAGCGCGACGAGGCGTGGAATTCCAAGAGCGGAAAATCATGGACACCCAAGCAGGTCAAGGTGCGAAAATGACTCCCGATCGTGCGTGGATGCGTAAGATATGGGCGCGAGTTAACTCCGCGATAGTGCGGGGAATCGTGAGACGCACGACCGAGGATACCTCGCTACCGCTGCTACAGGTCGAGTGGGCCGCCGACAGGGCGTCCGATTCGGTAGAGTATTTGCAACCCCAGGGGATTTACTTTAGGCCGCGTGCGGGCGCCGAGGGCCTGTTCCTTGCGGCGGCGGGAGACCGGGCGGCCGCGGTGCTGGTGGACGCGCAGAAGCGCGGCGATACGCCCGGAGGTGAGGACATCGCAGAGGGTGAGGGTGGGCTTTACTACGCTGGAGAATTTGGGGTATTCCTCGACGCGGCGGGCCTAGTGCATCTCGGCGCGAAAAGCGGCGAGGATTTTGTCGCACTCGCCGCAAAGGTGAAAAGCGATCTGGACGGAATCAAATCTGATTTAGACGCGCTAAAAGAAGCGTTCGACACGCATACGCATGTCCTGGCTATCGCGGCACTAGCGGGCGCGGGCGGTACTGGTACGGCCGCTCCGCCCGCTCCGCCGGTTATTTTGACCTATTCACCGACCTCACCGGCCGCGGCAAAGGTGAAAGCGACATGATAGCCCTATCTTTCGATAACGCGACTGGTCAGGGTGACCTCGCATTTGATGGGGGTATCGTACAGGGCTATGGACTTGAAACCTCCATAGCGATATCGCTTTTAACCTGGCGGCGCGCGACCAAAGACGATAGCCCGCCTGATGGCATGAATTTGCTGGGCTTCTGGGGCGATACTTATCCAGATGTTCCTGGTGACTTAATCGGCTCGCGGCTTTGGCTGATGGCGGGAAAGAAAATCAATCAGGAATCGCTGACACTCGCTGTAGACCTCACGCGTGAGGCATTGCAATGGTTGATCGACGATGGCGTGGCCGAATCTATCGAGCCGGTAGCGACACGCGGTACGGACGACAAACTCCAAATCGGTGCATGGATTAAGAAGCCAACCGAACTTGCGTCTAAATGGTATAGCATATGGGAGGGTACAATTGGCTCTTGATCGACCAACACTTAAGGCGCTAATCGAACGCGTCAAAAACGATTTTGAGGCGGAGCTAGCCGGAAGCGATGCGCATCTACGCCGTTCTATCGAGTACGTGCTAGCGCGTGTGCTCGGTGGATTGGCGCATGGGATGTACGGCTACCTTTATGGTTATATTTTACGGCAGATCTTTCCAGATACGGCGGACGAAGACCATTTCTGGCGCTGGGCCGCGATATGGGGAGTAATGCGCAAGGCCGCTGTTTATTGGAAAGGCACATACCGATTTACGGGTGTTGATACGACCGAGATAGACGCGGGCACGGAACTTCAACGATCGGATGGTCTAACCTATACCACGGATGCGATAGCATATATAAGCGGCGCCTATGTCGATGTGGCTATAACAGCGACCTCGCCCGGCGCTGACTGGAATTGCGACGATGGTCAGACGCTAGCTCTGGTAAGTCCGATTCCGGGAATAGATGGCGATGGTATCGTACAGGAAACAACGCAAACCGGAACAGACCTGGAAACCAAAAACGATGGGTTGGTAAGGCTGCTCCTGCAAATCAGCGAGCCGCCAAGTGGGGGCGGGCCAGGCGATTACGAACGGTGGGCGCTAGAAGTCGCGGGCGTTACGCGCGCATGGGAGTTTCCAAGACAATCCGGGCCGGGCACGGTATCGATCGCGTTTGTTCGAGACGGCGAAACGCCGATCGTTCCTGACCTCGCGGAACGAAACGCGGTACTGGATTATATTGAGTTGTATCGACCGGTTACCGCCGAGGTTAATATTATTGAACTAACGGAGGTGGCCCAACCAATAACCCTGACTACGCTAACGCCGAACACGGCCGCGGTGCGGGCCGCCGTCACCGCGGTGCTAGAGGATCTGTTTAGTCGCGAATCGACGCCTTTGGGTACGATAACGCTGAGCCGAATAAACGAAACCATATCGCTAGCGGCAGGAGAGGAAGACCACGTGATGTCCGTACCGGCCGCGAACGTAACGGCAACCATCAGCCAAATCGTAATACTAGGTGCAATAACATTTCCATGATAGCCGCGGATTACCAGAAGATTTTCTATATCTTATTGCCGACAGGGCCGCTATGGCCCGAGCAAGATGGCGACTCACCCAATTGGGATATGCTTGCCTCAGCGTTATCGCTTGAACTGGCGCGTATAGACGAGCAAGCGTTGGAGCTTGTTGACGAGGCAATACCGGATGCTACTAGCTATACCTATCCCGTGGAACTGCTGGAAGCGTGGGAACGAGTAGCTGGATTGCCTGATCAATACACACCAACCGGACAGACAATAACACAGCGTATACAAGCGTTAATCGCAAAGTTGCGCGGGCCAGGTGCGCCGACGTTAGCGAAGATCGAAAACATCGTTGAGCCGTATAGTATCGATTATGCCGTGTTTGATGGGTATCGTTTAGTGGATTCGTTCGCACAATCAGTCGGGGGTGCGCAATGGTGGTATGGAGGTGGCGCGACGGTAGTGGAAAACGCGGCCCCGGATCGTCACGGTAATATGACCGCGGAGGTTATCACGTTCCCGACAACATCGGGTTTTGTCTATTCCAATATATTGCGGATAGCTGCTTACGAATCTATATTTATTGATTTCTGGATTCGTCTTTCTAGTGGAGGATCTCATCTGCTCGAAATAAAGGTAACCGGTCGCGATGGCACAACGGCGGTTTACACGGATAATGTTGCATTAAATACAACCTGGGCACATCATACTATTCGTATTGCCGATGTTGGTACGGGTGCTTATGACCCGAGATTGCGATTAAGAATAACTAGCGGTTCTAATGTTGTATTACATATAGCCGAAGTAAAAGGCGGTTGGCGCGAACGGTATTATCCGGTATTCATGGCGGGTTCGGTAGCGGGCGAATCGGTGGGTTCGATTTGGGAGCATGTGTACGGCGTAGAATACGGCGAGGATTTGATCTCACGTGATGGCGGAACGGGTAAAATAATCTGGGGCACCCAGATGACATTGACAGAAGACGCGGTAACGGAACCTATTAGCAGACAGCAAATAGCCTACAAATTCGATCCGCCTTATTCGAGTTTTTGTATCGCCATTTTTTATTTAACCACTTATACCAGATATGTGCGATATAGTTTTTGGGTGCGGACAGATACGACCGGCTACCTCACGATACGGGCGTATGGTTGTGAGAACGGCGCTTTGGTCTATACTCGGCTTTTGATACCGATGCGAGAAAGTTGGGAGTTCATCGAATTTGATGTTGACAACGGCATCGGTATTACCTATCCTACCTATCCAGAGGTTAGGATAACCGTGGTAGATGGTATCGTAAATCTATACCTCGCGCATGCGCGCGCAAGCGAAACGAGTGTCGAGATTGAAGGGCGTGTATCGGAAGCGTCTCCGCTACATACTTTACCCATGTTTCATTCCTACGGAGAGTTAACACAATGCACCGAATAGATAATTCAACAAGATTGATAGACGGCAATGGTGCTGGTAAGGACGGCTTTACCGAAGGCAATCCTGGTACGGTCGCGGCTACACGTGTTACCGATGATTGGCTCAACGATAGTCAAGAAGAGGTGTGTAATGTTATCGAGAGAACTGGTCTAACTCTAGTAAAGGGAGATCAAGACCAATTGTCGGAATCGCTTAGCCGATTATTTCGGGATATAACGCTTAGCAACTGGACAAAGCAAACACCTGCGAATGCCGCGCATGATTTTACCGGTAGCGCTACCAATGGTAATATAACATGTTTGGTGACGTTTAACGGTGATATTGAATATACTTATGACGGCCTAAACTGGACCAGTGTTACATTGGGTAGCAATCTGTTTTCAATAGCTTACGGAAACGGTTATTGGGTAGCAGTAGGAAACGCGGGCGCCCTTTATTATACTACCGATCCCACGGGCGCTTGGACTTCCAACACTCAAGGCTCTGGTCAGCTCCTCACGGTAGCTTACGGTAACGGCTACTGGGTCGCAGCGGGAAGTTTGGGCATATTATATTACAGAGCTACGAATCCTGTTGGGACGTGGACGTCTAATACGCAGGCAGGAGGTAATGCTATTTTCGCGATAGCTTACGGTAACGGCTATTGGGTCGCCGCATGCTATTACGCCACGACAAATCTATTTTACAAAGCTACCGATCCCACGGGCGCTTGGACCTCAAACACTCAAGGGACGCAATCTTTGTACGCGGTAGCCTACGGTGACATCAAAGGTGTAGGCACATGGATTGTGGGAGGTACGCTAGGAACTATATATACCAAACTATCGATACCTAGTGGGGCATGGACGTTTCGCGTTGGCGCAAGTTCCGCAACCATACACGGTTTGATAATGGCTAACGATTTTGCTGTAGTGGTTTTTAATATATCAGTGTCGCTAAAAGGAATAGAAACAACTTACGACGGAATTACATTTACCAATCGACCGAATACGACCGCGGAGGACTTGACCGCAATAATCTATGCTCACAACCTGTTTATCGCCGCCGGAACCAACGGCGAGATACACACCTCGTTACGACTTGGTATTTATTGATAGGAGAAACAAAATGTCGGAGCTAACGAAATCGAATGGATACGAAATAGCAAACAACGTGCGAGTGGGCACTGGTCAGTCATGGTTCTCACCGCATATGGAATTGCAGCGTAACATGCCTGGCGTGAGTTACGAGGTCAAACTTAAGGGTAATGGTACAGGCTCGTTTGTTCCGCGTGGCGGTAACCGTGCGAGACATCAACGCGGCGGTGAAGTTGTGACCACTCCGACCACCGATCTGGATGGCGAGCGTTTACCGCAAATATCTGGCATATTGTCAACGGACTTACCGGATATTACAACCGCTCCGTTTGAAAAGACTATCAATATAGGGAATATTAATTGTAACTATGCCGAGTTAGAATTCAAATGCCTGACCGGTACGTTTTTCTTGACGGTTATCGCCGCCGGTAAAGCCGCGTGAGGATGTTATGCGTGCTGGATTACAAATACAATTAATAATCTCCAAGCGTTTACCGATAACGGCGGGAGAGGTTTTGCGTTTGTCTTTCGATCTCATCTCCTTTGCGAACGCGTCGAACGCGCGCTATGCGATTAATCCGGTAACGGGTGAGATTGTTGGACCATACGGAGCGGCCGTACTTGCGGAAATACCAGTAGCCGGTAGGCGGTGTTTGGTATTACGTGGGGCTGCTAATGCGTTTACAGACCTCGGTCAGCAATATAGCGAGGGTTATGTACTCGCTCTAGCCAGTCTTGGCGACGGAATAGCACTAGCCGGCACGGGTCCGAATGGTAAGATCCTACGCTCGACGAATCACGGGGCTACATGGACAGACCTCGGTCAGCAGTATAGTGAGGCTTATATACTCGCTCTAGCCAGTCTTGGCGACGGAATAGCACTAGCCGGTACACGTCTGAATGGTAAGATCCTACGCTCGACGAATCACGGGGCTACATGGACAGACCTCGGTCAGCAATATAGCCAGAATTATATATTCGCTCTAGCCAGTCTTGGCGACGGAATAGCACTAGCCGGCACATGTCCGAATGGTAAGATCCTACGCTCGACGAATCACGGGGCTACATGGACAGACCTCGGTCAGCAATATAGCCAGACCGATGTACGCGCTCTAGCCAGTCTTGGCGACGGAATAGCACTAGCCGGCACGAGTCCGAATGGTAAGATCCTACGCTCGACGAATCACGGGGCTACATGGACAGACCTCGGTCAGCAGTATAGCCAGACCGATATACTCGCTCTAGCCAGTCTTGGCGGCGGAATAGCACTAGCCGGCACGGGTACAAGCGGTAAGATACTACGCTCGACGAATCACGGGGCTACATGGACAGACCTCGGTCAGCAGTATAGTGAGGCTTATATATTCGCTCTAGGCAGTCTTGGCGGCGGAATAGCACTAGCCGGTACACATTCGGGCGGCAAGATACTACGTTCGAAGAATAATTCCTATTCTCAGTTTAAAGATCAAGCTTTTTACACGACCGCTGTAGTCCCCGTTGCGTTTCGCAATCGTGTTTTATCTTTGCGCATACCCGAATATTCCAGCGCGGAATTAGCGCTGTGTACACCTGGAAGCAAACGCTATCTTTTTCGATATGCCGATAGCGGAGCGAATGCGTTCGGAGTTTATCTACTGAGCACCGATCAAAAACTCTACGCGGAAGTCAATGGTGTTAACGTAGCGGCGACTGCTACGGCCTGTACATGGTCGGCATATCAGCAAATCTGCGCTCGCGTGGATCGTGCAGCGGGTACTGTTGCGTTAACTGGTATGACCACGGGTGACGATGCGTTATCGTTTACGCCCCCGGCCGTGAGCAATGGTAATTTGTATCTGGGCATGGACGACAACGAAGCCAATCAGTTCGAAGGATTCTGCGCTGAACCGGAGTTATGGTAACATGATTTGTCGAGTATGCACGCTTATCGAGGACGGCAAAGGAACACCTTTGCTGAATCAGTTTCCCGGAGCCGGTCAGGTCAGTTACCAGGACGGCACAGTATATGTGGTGTATATGCCATACGCAAACAGGCGCGCGCCACACAGCCTTATATTGTGGAAGCATTCGCCAGGATTATATGCGATATTCGGCTCGAAAAGTCTTTGCAAGGCCTTCTCGACTCGTAGTATTATAGCCTATGCAAATCAGACTACGCACGGCTGGCGATGCTTTTTGGCTAGCGGTATAGATACCGCAATTAATCCGATTACAGGCTTGCCGATCGGCGCGGTGATCGATCGATATCGTCGCTTTTTCATGCAACCACCTAGCCTGGTGAACGCCGGAAATCCATGGACAGATCCCGGGAATACAACGTTCACGATTACCAGATTAGATCCGATCCTGAACACCACTTGCGGACCAATAAATATGGTAGCATGTGCAACGGCTGTTTCCGATCCGAACGATCAACCCGGCGAACTCACCGCGATGGCGAGTGAGGTCTTGGCCGAAGGCGACTTGGTAACGGCAAACGGCGAAGATGTGATAGTATACGGATGACAAAACCATGGCGCGCGAACACAGAGATATTAACCCGACGTACGGTAATCATCCAATACAGGATGGTCTACCAATAGTCGACGACGGCGCCCGACTCGCGATAGCGCAGACCGCGACCGATCGCGGGCGCGTGGTTGAGCAAGCGGGCGGAGCGATGCCCGGATTTTACGTCGCCGACGGCGCGGGCGGCTGGCTTTATCTCGGTGGTTTTCTCTCGACGCCGGGAGCCTTGGCTCTCGACCGATTACCCGGCGGTGGGACCGGCGAGCAAGGACCGGCGGGCATTCAGGGGCCTCCCGGCCCGCAGGGACCGCCGGGAGATCAAGGAATACCTGGAGCAACCGGTGACGGAGGACTAGCCGGTGACAAGGGCGCTACGGGCGATAAAGGCGCTACAGGAGACGCCGGGTCGAACGGCGTCCCAGGCCTACCGGGGGATAAGGGTGCAACGGGAGACCAAGGACCAGGAGGCTTGCCCGGCTCCCAAGGAATACCAGGAATACAAGGGTTGCCTGGTGTCGCTGGCGACCAGGGGCCGCCGGGAGACCAAGGACCTGTCGGCGATCAGGGCTCGCAGGGCTTACCCGGCGGTCAGGGACTACCAGGTGCTACCGGGGATAAGGGTGCAACGGGAGACGCCGGCGCTACCGGGATCGGCGTTGACTATCGTCATGTTGGCATAATCAATTACGAGTCGTGGTATACGAGTCCGACTACGGGTACCGCGCTAACCACTGGCGCGATAACGGCAGGGCGTATGTATGCCCTACCATTCGTGGCGCCCAAAGCGATTACGCTCGATCGTATTGCGATTAACGTGACTACGCTAGGGACAGGTAATGCACGACTAGGGATTTACGACGATGCCGGTAACTATCCCGGAGCGCTTATTCTCGATGCCGGTGAAATCTCGGTAGTGACGACCGGCGTAAAGAGTGTCACGATAAACCAAGCGCTGACGCCCGGGCTTAAATGGCTTGTATTGATTAGCGCGGGTACGCCCACGGTTCGCGCGTTTGCAGTGGCTAGTCTAATACCCGTGCTCGGGTATGGGAATACTCTACCGGCCGCGCCTAATTTTGGCGTTTACAGAACGTTCGCTTACTCTTCGTTACCTACGCCGTTCGGCGCATTGACTGCTATGATTACCGCCGTACCGATCCCGGCGATATTTGTGAGATTATCAGCATAGGAGAAATAAGATTATGACCGACAGTAATCCGAAAATACCAACAGCAAGTATACCGCCTACCGAACATAAAATATCGGTAGCGTCGATCATAGCGCATACCGTGATCGATGCGCTGGCTATTTGCGCGATTACCCTGCTCACGGTAAGCGGCAAAGTGTCCGTCGACCTTGGCGTTAGTTTAATCGCGCTCATCGCGGGTATCTGGGCTAAAATGCAAAGCGGCTCGGGCAAACTACCGCCCAACGGCGGGTTGGTCGTTGGTCTTGTGACCGGTGGATTTGATTTGATTAAATCCATAGTAGGTAGGAGTTGACAAAGCGCCGGAAACGAGTTAGGCTTTAATCGGCCCCTTAAAAGGCAAGCGAAAATATGCGAAACAAATACCGGTCGGGCGCCGTGCAAAGCGCGGTTCAAAGATTCTCACGGCCGGTATTTCCTATTTATGGGACGCACGTCGAGGAGTCCGTTCTAACCAAAGTACACGGTCGGGAGAAGGTGAGTCTTCTCGGCGTGCGACTCGCCAGTCATGGAGAATAGATAATGTATAAACGATTTATAGCGGGTTTTACAGGTGTTTTAGTGGGTATCGCGATAGTATGGTATCTCGCAAGTTGCGCGGCGATGCTGCCCGTTATTCGCGGTATCGTGGATATCGCTACCTTACTTTGCGAAAATTCGATGAGCGAGCAACCGAAAGCCGTTCTTGGCGGCAAGACCGTAAAGCAATTTTGTAGGATCGAGAAAAACCTAAAACCGTTCATAGATGAAACGCTAAAAGCAAAACAAAACGCTTGTCAGACACTACAGGAATAGTACGATGAATCGCGGCTTAGGCTACCTGCATCCCGATCCAAAGCTACTGGCTAAGCGCTGGCCGATCACTCACGAGAGGCTCGCGCTCGCTGCGACCTCGCCCGCGGGATATGCGAATAATGCCTGGCAAACGGTCGGAGTGCTCGACCAATGGTCGCTCGGTACGTGTGTCGAAAACGGGTATATGGAGTTGATTCGGGCGAATAGCAAAAAGCTATTTCCTGACACGATACCCGCGTTAGGCTCGCGGCTCATGGCCTATTTAATCGCTCAGATAGCATCGGGGCAAACGGACCCGATAATCGATAACGGACTGGATCCGTTAATCGGGATTGATGCGTTAAAGAGGCACGGTGTTTGCGCCGAGAAAGATTGGCCATACACGGACGGCGCGGGCTGGAACAAATGGCCTAAGGACTTAGCGCGCAGGTTTAGGGACGCTTACGATATGCACGATCTCGAAGCTTTTTTCGTGCAGACGACGGGCGCGCGCAGAGTAGACGATGTAAAGATTCTGCTCGATCGGGGCTATCAGGTTGGCATCGGCGGCAACATAGGGCAAGAGTATCGCACGTGGAAAAAAGGCGATAAACCACTGGATCCTCCGACCATTTCAATCGGTGGACATTTTCGCGTCATAGAGGGCTATGACGGAGATATTTTTAGCGAACTAGGAAGCTGGGGAGCCGATAGCGCTGATAACGGGCGCTGGCTTATTAGCGCTGATTATGTTGCATCGCCGCGCACGTCAACACTCATGGTGATTAAAAAGGCTCTGGTGATAACGCTATGAAATCTATTGTAATGGTAGTCCTATTATTCGCCATAATCACGGTATTTCAAGAGGCGTGTGGCGGCATAACTCCTACGCCCGATCCGATACCGCCGCCGACCTGTACCGAGGTTTGCGCGTGGTGGTCGCTACATGGATGCATCGAGGGAGAGTCGACGCCCAACCGCGCGCCCTGCACCGAGTGGTGCGCGAAAGCGGTTGAGATTTCGGCGTTCGCCGCGCGCTTCGAATGTATCCTTAGTAGCGCGAATTGCGAGAGTTCGAGGCAATGCGAATAGCTCCTTTCGCGATTCTGTTGATCGGAGTCGCGTTTTTGGCCGATGCGCAACCGGCGAAAAGGCCGAGTGCGAAAGACGTTTTCGAGCACGCGACCGACCTGTACCGAGCAGGCAGATACCGAGAAGCGGCTGGAGGATATCGGCAAGCGTACGAAATCGAGCCAAATACGAGCACTTTGCTTGCGGCCGCGCGCGCGTATTACCGCGAAAAAGGAATCATATGCGTACCCTGGACAGATGTCGCGGCTTTACGATTACAGGCTATAGAGAGCAAAAAGATCTATGATGAGTGGATGGGTGAGACGTCAATAGCGCCGCGTGACGAGTTACCACCTAACCCGTTCGAGGACGACAATGACTGACTACACGATTCATCCGTGGATTGATATCGCGGTGCGCGAGCTGGGCGTATCAGAAATCGCAGGAACTAGGACGAATAAACGAATTGCGGAATACCTCAAAGGCGTGGGCGCGAACGAAAGCGACGAAACCCCGTGGTGCTCGGCATTTATGAATTGGACGCTGCGAAAAGCCGGATATGCCGTGACCGGGAAAGCTAACGCGAGAAGCTGGGTCGAGTACGGCGAGTACATGACCGACCCGATTTACGGCGCAATCGTGGTATTTTGGCGCGACCAACCTATTGGATGGATGGGTCACGTAGCGTTTTTTTTGTGCGACGCGGGCGAATTTGTTAAGGTGCTCGGCGGAAATCAGAGCGACTCTGTTCGCGCGGCGCTATACCCCCGAGCGCGGCTAATTGGGTATCGCTGGCCGGTGCGTCCGGCCGCGATCTAGCGGGGGGATCTCTGCTTGTCCTGCAGCCAATCCTCGAGCGCCGCGCGGGGATAGCGCACGGGAGAGCGTAGCGAACCAAGACGGATATAGGGTGGTCCGTTGTCCCCCTGGCGCCAGCGAGACACGGTAGACAGCGAGACGCGTAAGTGGTCGGCCAACTCCTGGGGAGTGAGATAGCTGTCAGTCGAGACAGTTGTCATACTTCTCCTTCACGGCGCCGACGTGGCGCCGATCGAGCTCTAGCGCTCGCCACGCCCCCCCGGCTGTCCGGGGGGACGGGACCAGAGCTAGATAGTCGACCAGTCGTCCCCGTCGTCTCCGTACTCGGATACCATGGTATCCGACTGACCGACCCAAATTAAACACCGACCTGTCCCCAGCGAGTAGACGGTCCCCCCGTCCTCCTCGCGTATGCGATCCATTTCAATGGTGCGCGCGGCATCCGCGTCGACACCGATGCGGTAATAGCATTGCTCGCGCTTTGTCTCTTCGATTCCTTCGATATAATCATACAGTGTCATAATTCTCTCCTTTTTTTCCGGCGCCGACACGGCACCGATCGAGCTCTAGCGCTCGCCACGCCCCCCCGGCTGTCCGGGGGAGCGGGACCAGTGCTAGTCGCGCATATTCCGCGTCGCGAGCGATACCGAGGTCGTACCGATATAATATTTTCCGACCGGGATTAGCACGTCGGGATGCCGAATCCCGTCCACCGCGGTGTGCCGCAGCGTAACCGGTTCGGTAACGCGGTACTGTCGTCCTCTCGCGCCGTCGTGGTACAGCACGGGAGCGAGGAAACCGTGGTGTCCAGCACCCATCGACTCGTGCTTAAAAGCCTCGTCCGCGTATCCCTGTCCATTCGCGGGCCGCAGAAGGAAATCACCCTGCTGGATCACACCGGTGTCGCTCCGGCCGAGTCCCAGCTTCCGCAGTCGATGCAGTAGCTTCTCGGGGTCGCATGTGACCCAGCCGGCTGTCGCGCGTGCGCGATGTGTGTAGATGTGGCCTGAATCGCCGCGGAAGACAAAAAAGCAAAACGACTGTCGACCACCAACGCGGTGCTGGTCGTTCCTGAGCCCACACAATCCGGTGATACGGACTACCTGTCCGTCGGTCGAGACGCTGGTGGTATGCGAGTGAGTGCGACCATACATGCCGCGTTGGTGGTCGTTGATCTCCCAGTACGAGATCGTCAGCTGGGAGGACTGCTGATGGATCTCGAGCGTCGGGAACAAATCTCTGGGCCCAGCCCAATTGCCCAATCGGGTGTACTTGCACTCTTTTTCCAGTATCGCTATTTTTTGCATTTTCCTTCTCCTTTTTTGGCCACCGACGTGGCGACCATATTAATAGTGATGCACGAGTCATGCCAGCGAAAAAAAGAGCAAAAAAACCCCTATTTTTAAGATTTGACGTCGCGTCGTCTACGCAAAATGTATCAATTCACCCCAACTCTGCGCAACTTGTATCATTTCGCATCAACGCTACGCATAAATGACATATAATTACAGTATAATGTTCAGTGGTTTTGAGCCTTTTGACCATACGTTGCACTACGACATTAATGTCGCGATGCAACTCCCATGCGTCGCGACTCATAAGCCGTCGCGCTGGCATTGGTTGGCGCTACGCCGTGTAACGTGGCAGCAATTCTGCGCGCGCGTCGCGACTCATAAGCCGTCGCGCTGGCATTAATAGGATACGCCGAGTATCGCGGCGTCAATTCAGCGGTCGAAACGTGATTACCACTACCTCGGGATCTGTAATACAGAGATTAGGGTGTAGTTGCCTCCATACGGAGAAATAACCCGCCCGGGTAGGTGGCTCGACACATTCGGCGATGGCGTCTTCGTCCGTTAGATCGTACAAGGGCTCTATCTTTACACTCTCTATCCAAACATAAGCCTCCACGGCGGATAATCTTTTGCGTTTTAGGCCCACGCGCGTTTCGCTGCGCCAGCATAGGCCGCCGTCGGCTAGCCAGGATGAATCTTTCAGTAAGCGCCTGGTCTGCGTTTTCTTGCCAGACAGGCATAACTCAATCGCGTCAGCCCGGAATGACATTAATAGTGGGCGGCTCATTTCGGTATCTCCCTTATCCGGTCGCGACTCATAAGCCGTCGCGCTGGCATTGGTTGCCGCTGACCGGTAGCGGCCGCTACTGCTTCGCTAGCACGGTTATATTCGATAAGCCTCTTTGATTTCATCGAATAGCGCCGAGGCGCGTTGCGTTAACTCATCGAGTTTGTCTCTGTGCTCCC